ATGTAAATATTCATTTTAATGTAGGAAGTATAAAAAGGATTAAATTTAAGAATATCTTAGAGTTAAATAATTTTTTAGAAAAATTAGATTCAGAAGGTTTATCCAGTCTCAAGTATGGGGAGGTGGTTTAAAAAAATCTAAATTTATGACTTATGGAAAAATAAATCTTACTCGTAAAGAGACTTTTGAGCTTTGAAAGAGTCACTTTTCAAGTTTTTCTTAGGTGAAAAAAATTATTAGTACGTTGCTATATTTGTGGTTTTATTTCTATTAATTAGGTAATACTAATCATAAATTGATTATTTCAGGATAATAAAAATGAATGACCTTCAATTAGATTTTATTGATCTAACAATCAATAAATATGAAAACAAGAACAAGAAGATTGAAAAATTGCTAATAGGTCGTGAACTTTACCGTGAGCTGATGGCAAATCATGAGTTTGCAGAGGAGGTTATAAATTCTGCATTAGATCCAGAAGAGCGTGGATATCGAGGTGTAAAAATTAAGATTACAAATAATGAATATGAACTAACTTTTTTAGTGCAGGATTGATGAAAACAGAGAAAGCGAAACCATCTAAGAATATTAAAAATTTCTTGATTGGTTTTAAGAATTTGTGCAGAATTGCGACTAATTTATCGCGCTGGTACGTTTCCAGAGTTTGGCCTGTTTCTAACCCTAGAACAGGCTTTTTTTTGCGGTAACTTTTAGTTGAGATGATTTTAAATAAATACTTCCATCAAGATTTATAAATTTTTTCAAAAGGTTTTACTACTTGAGTTAAAGTTAAGTTATTGTTTAAAAAAACAACAAAGAGTAAATCCAATGAGTGATATTAATTTAAGTTTTTTAGACGAAACATTAGATAAAAATGAAAAGAAAGATAGGAAAATTAAGAAGATACGAATTGGTTATAAGTTATATGAAAAGTTAAGAAGTAATGCTAAATTTGCAGATGAAGTAGACAATTCAGCTTTAGACCCTGACAAACGTTGTTATCGCGGCATTAAAATTAAAATTACTCATGATGAATACGAACTTACTTTTCTAACTGGTGATTAATTTCTAGATAGAGTTTGCTTAAATACATTTTAGGACGTATTAAGCAAACACATTGATGCGGGATGGAGCGGTCTGGTACTTGGTTGAGCTCACAACCTGTAGGTCATAGCTTCGAACCTATAATGGTATGTTGTTAAACCCGTTTAATTTGAGATTCTGCTCAAAAGCTCTTTTGCATGTTTGATTCTATAGTCAGGCGGATCAACCTTAACTAGAGAATAGTCTGTAATGTAGATAGCTTGAGTGTTAAAGATACCTTGACCATGGTACGTAATGTTAACGCTATAGTCATTTTGGTCACCCATAAAATAAATTTTTGTTGAGAGAACACGTAAGCCAGGTAAAAAGTAGTTATAAACTTTTTCAAGAATTTGTTTGAGATCGATTTGCGATATATCAACCAAATGATCTTCATTATTTTGATCGGTAAGTGTTGGCTTGGTAAGCACAATCCATGTTTCTACAAAATTGTGCGGGTGAAGAATTTGGGCATTGATACCGAGTTCATCGCCGTCTTCATTATTGTATTTTAGTTTAATGGTCATTCAAGACCCTCACTTTTATAAAGATAGTCTGTGTTGGTTCACATTTTTTTGCAAAAATGACTTAAATACAATGATAAAAATTAACTATGTAATTTATCTATGGTGGTATTGATTATGGAGTTATGTGCATATAAAGCCCTAATCAGAAAAGTACCACCTAAAAGCCATTGCCTAAAGCTAAAGAGAAATATTAAGAAGTTTTAGTTTTGTGATGAACAGTGTTAGCCTTACTTAAAGGCTAGTATTTTGGATACCAAAATGACATCGTTGAAAATATCTAAAACAGGCAAGATGCCAAATCCTGTTGCCAATAAACTATTAATTACCAATTCAAGTGTAATTGCAATAAATCTAGATCAGCCTGAAATTGTTACAAAAAAAAGATCATTTTGTGTTCTTAAATTAGCTGAGCATTATGTGGGAAATTATCAAAAATATGGAAATCTGGACGATTTTATTAAAATTTTCTCTGGCGAAAATGTTCGTGTTGAAATAGAGACTAACCAAGGGGTGATTCCTGGCGTTAATGTCACTACGTATTTTAGAAATCAATTAAAGAATGCTATCAAAGGCTTAATTGCTTTAAATAGGCTTAGAAATGGTAAATTTTTAGAGTAAATTCCACTAATTTAATAACCCGCTCATGCGGGTTTTTTATTGGACGCAATTTATGAATGAAAAAGACTACTTTTGGAAAACCAAAAAGCGTCCACCCAAAACAAAGCCACGATCTAAACCACTGCCTAAAGCAAAACTGAAATATTTGGAAGCTGAAGAGGATTTTCAGCAAGCTTTAGATGTCTTGGGTATCAAGTACGAGAAGAAATTTCACTTTAAATCTACCAAGCATTGGCGGTTTGATTTTCACCTCATTGAGCATCGAATCTTAGTTGAGATATCTGGTGGTCCTTGGTCAGGTGGCAGGTCTGGCAAGCTTAAGAATAAGGCTTGGAGTTTGGATCGATATGATCATGCGGTTGGAATGGGTTTTACGGTTGTGCGTTTAGAGTCTTGCCCACGCTATAGGCTTGATGAGAATGGACCACTACAAATCGATGCGATTCATGCGAGCCAGTGGCTTAAAAATTTAAAGAGGCATTTGTTTAATGGACCAGATCAGACTATTCCCGCCAACGGATCTGATTGATCAGGCGGAGGAAGAAGACGCTATTCGCTTAGCACCCGCCGTGGAATTAAAAGATTGGGTGATTCAAAACTTCTTAACGCTTGGTGGTGAACTTCATAATCCAGATCATGACCACATTGCAGAGCTAATTCACGATGATGAAACTTTCTTAGCATTCGCATGGGCTTCATCTGCATGCATGGCAAAGAAACGTATGGTGCTTGGTCAGTGTGAAAAGGTGATGTTCAACCAAGGTGGTTGGAAGAAAGCGCGCCAGGAACAACAGATGCGGGATTGGTTTGGCTATGTTCCAGTTTACCTCATCACTATTGATGCAAGCTTTTGCGAAAACTCAAATGATCGAGATTTCTGTGCTTTGATCGAGCATGAGCTTTATCACATTGGTGTTGAGCGTGATGAAGATGGTGAAATCATCTATAGCGACCATACTGGCTTACCTAAACATCACTTGGCCGCTCATGATGTAGAAGAGTTCATTGGTGTGGTCAAGCGCTGGGGAGCAAATGAGAATGTCAAAAGGCTTGTCGAGGTTGCCAAGCAAGCGCCGTTTGTATCAGAGAAGAATATTGCTGCGTGTTGTGGGACCTGCATCATAAGTTAATTTTTTTGCCCGTCTTCCTTGACGTACCTTGACGGATAGAGAGAAATGGCATCACTTAATAAAAAGCAAAAATACTTTATAGTGCGGTCACTTGCGGTATTTAATACCCCACAAGAAACAGTGACCCTCGTCAAGGAAGAATTTAACATCGATGTTTCAAGACAGCAGGTTGAAAGTTATGACCCAACCAAACGTGCTGGGAAAGATTTAAGCATTGAATTAAAGGGTGAGTTTGAATTAGCGCGCAAAGAATTCTTAGACACTCCTCAAAACATTCCAATTGCAAATTTATCTGTTCGTTTGCAGCGTTTAGAAAATCAATATCAAAAGCATGGTAAGAACCGTGTAGCCGCATTGAGTATTCTTAAACAAGCAGCCGAAGATATGGGTGGCAAATACACCAATAAACAAGAGATCACTGGCGCTGATGGTGGACCACTACAAACTACGACCGTTCAAGCAACCCAAGAGCAAGTAAATGAAGCTGTGAGGAAAGCCCAAGAGGAATACTAAATGGATCTACAAACACAGGTAGAGAAAAAGCTGTGTGAGGATGAACATTTATATTTCACACGAAGATTCTTTAAGCCTCGAATGGGTTTCAAGTTCATGGTGAATTGGCACCACCAATACGTTGCATGGCTCATCGATGAGGTAATCAAGGGCAATATTGCCAACTTGGTGATTAACGTTCCTCCTGGTGCGGGTAAAACAGAATTAACGACAAACTTGATACCACGAGGGCTTGCGCTTAATGCTCGTTCTCGCTTCCTGTATTTGTCATTCTCACAGTCTTTGGTCGAAGGGGTGTCTGATACAGCGCGTGACATAGTGAAGTCTAAGGACTTCCAAGCAATGTGGAATCTACAGGTATCGAATAGCACTGACTCAAAGAAAGAATGGAAGATTACCGTAGATGATTACGATGTTGGTCATATCTACGTTGCTTCGATGGGTGGTCAGGTCACTGGTCGCCGTGCAGGTACCTTAGCTGAACAGGGCTTTACGGGTTGTATCATTATTGATGATCCACTTAAGCCTGAAGATGCCTTTAGTAAGATCAAGCGCGACTCAGCAAACCGTAAGATTCTAAATACGGTGAACTCACGTAAAGCCAAGTCTGACACACCAATCATCATGATCATGCAAAGACTACATGTTGAAGATCCAACGAACTTTGTGATGACTGGCAATTTGCCCGGTGACTGGGAGCAGGTTTCTATTCCAGCATTGATTGATGAAGCTTACATAGAGACATTGCCCGATCATATTCAGCGACTGGTACCACGAGATGTGGAGCAAGATGAAAAAGGACGTCAAAGTTACTGGCCTCAGAAAGAAACCTTGAGATCTTTGCTGCAACTTGAAAAAGGTGGGCAAGACAAAGAGGGTGCAACGGTATCTCGCTATACCTTCAGCAGCCAGTACATGCAGAATCCGAAAAAACTGGGTGGCGACTTAATCAAGGCTGAATGGTTTGGATCTTATAAGGATTTACCGCCATTACAGTGGCGTGCCATCTATGTCGATACAGCTCAGAAGATCAAAGAGCACAACGACTTTACCGTGTTTCTTTTGGTTGGATTGGGCAATGATGGGAAACTTTATCTAATTGATCTACTCAGAGGTAAATGGGAAGCCCCTGAGATGAATAGACAAGCGAAGGCATTTATCGATAAGCATAAGGACTATACCTACGAGACTAGACCTATACGCTGGATGAAGGTCGAGGATAAAGCGCACGGTACCCAATTGATTCAAAACCTCGGCACCTATGCAGGTGTGCCAGTTATTCCAGTGCAGCGAAGCACAGACAAGTTGACACGTTTTATGGACATTCAGGTACCACTCGAAAACGACTTTGAAAATAAACCAGATGATCGTTTTGTATTACTGCCAACCAATGCGCCGTGGGTTGCGGCATTCATTGAGGAGTGTGAGTCCTTCAATGCTGCGATGACGCAAGATCACGATGACCAAGTGGATACGCTGATCGATGCAGTTGAAGAAGCAACAGTGATGCAGAACTATCAAGCACCAATGACAGGTTAAATTATGGCGAAGAAAGACAAAAAGAAGGAATCGAATAATCCCCAAGCAGTTGGGGGTTATTTGTATTCACAGCAAGCTGAAATGGCATTTCTGAACTTTCTGACACGTATGCCTGATCTGGATGAGGTGTTAAGAAAGGCGGGTGTGCCGCGTCATAGACTATCTGTATTGATGTATGACGATGAAATCTATCAGTGCGTTGAGAAGCGTCAGGATAAGCTTGAAGCTGCTCCATTTCGCTTAGAACCATCGGAAGGGTTACCTGCTCAAATTATTAGCAGTGAACTTAAAAAGTGGTGGTCTGAACTGGTCTTAGGCACTCAAGATGCGCGCTGGTATGGCTACTCAGTTCTTGAAGCTGTTTATACCAAACCTGAAAATCCATCGTTATTCATTGAAGGTCCCAACATCACCACATTCATTGGCTGGCAATGGGTGGGTAAAAAGCCCATGCAGTGGTTTGAGCCTAAGAATGATGGTCGTTTGATGCTACTGCAAAACTACAATGATCAGCGCCGTGATATTGAGTGCAATCAACAGTTCAAGCATTTCTTGACGCAGTGTAAGCCAAGTTTTGAAAACCCCTATGGTGAGGCTTTATTTAGTCGTCTGTATTGGCTGTGGTTCTTCAAGAATGGAACCACAAAGTTCTGGGCAAAGTTTGTAGAGCGCTTTGGTAATCCACTATTGGTGGGTAAATCAAGTAAAAGTGTTGAAGGGATGTTAAAGGCGCTGCTGAATGCTCACGCAAGCTCGGTCATGTCGATTAATGAAAATGAGTCGGTGGAGGTACTTTCTGCTTCATCAAGTGGTAACGGTGGATCTACAGCATTTGAGAGCTTTGATAAGAAGATTGAGCGAAGCATTCAAAAGCTCGTGCTTGGACAGACCCTAACAAGTGGTACGGATGGAGCAGGATCTAGAGCCTTAGGTGAGGTGCACTTAGAGGTTCAGAATAATAAGGTTGATGCTGATATTCGGATGATTACCTCAACCATCCAAGCGATGATTGATGCGATTTGCGCATTGAACAACTGGGAACGCCATATCATCGTCATAGGTGATGAGAAATCCTTGAATGCCTCTAAGGCTGATCGTGATGTGAAGCTGAAGAACGCAGGTGCCAACCTGACGAATCAGTACTTCCTTCGGGAGTATGGATTGCAAGATGGCGATGTTGCTGATGCACCTCAAATCGCCGTGCCGTCACAGTTTAAAGCTCTCCCACAAAGAGCCTTTAGCTTTGCCGCCAGTACCAAGAAACTCTCACCCGAGCAGCAAGAAGTTGAAGAACTTACAGATGGCCAGCGCTCAATAGATTTGCTGGATCAGAAGCAAGTGAATGAGCTGATTCAGTCCAGTGAGACGCCTGAGGCTTTGGCATTCAATCTCATGCGGCTGATGTCAGGTGCAAGCGAAAGTCAATTTACGGCCAATCTTGAAATGGCACTGTATGCAGCGGATGTGCTGGGGTATGTCACGGCAAGTGGGGATAAATGAAACCAATCACTTTTTTAGAGGCTCTGCATTTCGCTCAGTCTCGAAAAATCGTATTGCCTGATGAGTTCTACTCAATGGATCTCAAAACACGGCAATTGGCGACTACAGTGAGTTTTCTGTCTGGGATTGAGCAGGTTGAGACAGTCATTAAATCACTGAATAAGACTTTGGCTGAAGGCGGAACGTTCAATGACTTCCAGAAGTTAGTTGAAGAAAATGAGATCGTGCTGAGTAAGTATTATCTCAAGAATGTATTCCGCACCAATATCCAGACAGCTTATGGTCACGGACGTTGGCAACAGCAGCAGAAGAATAAGGTAAAACGACCTTATTTGATGTATTCAGCGATTGATGACACAAGGGTGCGTCCGAGTCATTTGGCATTGAATCGAATCATTCGGCATATTGATGATCCTTTTTGGCTGTTGTACTACCCGCCGTGGGGATTTATGTGCCGGTGCACTGTGATTGCCTTGACCGAGAAGGAGGCTCAAAAGCTTGGCATTACTTCTGATGAAGACTTGCCTCAAGTCGCCGCAGATATGGGGTGGTCTACCAGTCCTTTGACCTATGGTGAGATGCAGGACGTAGTGGATCAAAAGATTGCTGACTCAATTTTGGATAAGGAATATCTGCTTGAGCAGAAACAAGCAATACAAGCCGAATGGACTGCAAGCAAGAAGTTGTTGAGCCTGTTATCTCCAATGAATGATTCCAGTCGAGATCTATTCAACACGATTGCTGACACCGTGGTACCACTTGATCCGACACTTAGACCAAGCGCGATCAAAACGCTGGTGGATTATGTACAGGGGAATGATGCCGCATTAACGGCTTATGTTCAGAAACCTGCTATCTCACTGGCAGAGGAAGTGCTTAAGCGTTGGGTCAAAGATGATATGGCCAAGATTCAGGCTGTATCTGCAAATGCCATGGATCTAGTTACAGGATCTACAACACTGGCTTATGCGGCTTCGCTTGAAGTGGGTAAAGTTATTACCTTGGATTCGCCGTTACTACTTACAGGTGCACAGTCAAATATAGTAATTCAAATCGAGAATGCAAAAGGTTTGGGTATTGATCTTGAAAAGCTCAATGCGGGGCAAGGTGTGTTGTTTGAAATAGGGTTGTCGTTTGAAGTTGTTTCTGTGGAAATGGCGGAGGGGAAAATGGTTTATTTGCTTAAAGCTTTGCGTAATTAACTTTCTATATTAGATTAGGCTCACAATTTACTTACTAATCATAATATGGAATTAACCACAATTATTTTATCAGTTCTAGGGTCAATTGTTGTGCCTCTACTGATTGCCTTTTGGACTTTGAAAAGCTCATCTAAGAAGCATCCTAAAGATCTTTATCTTGAAGATGTCAATATTGCAGAAAAGTTTGAAATTAGTTTGTCTTCTAATCAACCTATGTTCGTAAAAGATAGAATGGCTCAGCAACTATTTGAAACCAAAAAAATTACATACTTTGAGGCTTTATATTTTTACAACTTTATTGATATGGAAAAATGGGTTGCTAAATATATAGATGTACGTGATGAGCTTAAATTGGTTCGGAACTCTAAGGGGGAAATCTTAAAAATTCATCTCCCGCATTCTCGTAAAAAAGTTATTCGATTTACTCTAGGATACATCTGCTTTGCACTCTTGGGGTTAATGCCTTTTCTATTCATAAATTGGTATACCGAGGCATATTCAACCAGTCTAGAATCTAGACAATATCTTTATGTTTTTAATCTAATCATATGGCCAATCTTATTTTTCATATATGCGCTCAAATTCTTGATTGATGGCATTAAATATAATGATGCCAAGAGATTTGTGAAAAAGTTTGAAGCTGAGGCAATAAAAGTCTAAGCCTATTTGAAATAGACCGCTCCGTTTGGGGCGGTTTTTTTATGGAGCATGAAAATGCCAGAACAAAATGAAGAACGCTTGAAATACCTATTCAATGCATCAGCCATTGAGGTGCCTAAAGCAGAAGAAGGGCAAAAGCGGAAATTCAATGGTACCGCTTATGCTGGTGGGCGAGTCGATGGTCATTGGTACTGGGGGCGTTCAGGAGTTGTATTTGATCTTGATGGTATTGAGATCGATAGACCTACAGCGTTGCTTGAAGAACACTTCAGTTCAAGTCGCATCGGTGTGGTACGAGAAGTCGATACCAACGGAAAAATCAATGTATCAGGAGACTTTCTAACCAATACCAAGGCACAAGAAATCGTACAGGATTCTGACGATGGGTTTCCATTTCAGATGTCCATGATGATTGATCCAGGTTCTATCGAAGAGGTGGCTCAAGGTAAACAAGTGGTTGTGAATGGTCAATCATTTGAAGGTCCAGTCACAGTATTCCGACAAAACCGTATTCGTGAGTTCACGATCTGTTCTACAGGTGCTGACCGCAATACATCAATCAAAGCCTTCTCAGGCAAAGCTAACCCCAACCCAACCAAAGAGGAAACGGACGTGACCGAACTCGAACAGGCGAAAGCCGCACAGAAAAAAGCAGAAGAAGAACGCGATGCTGCACAGAATGAGCTGAAAAAGTTCAAAGCGGATAAGCGTGAAGAAGACATTAAATTGCTTGAAACGTCTTTGAATAAGCAATTCAGTGCTGATGAAAAAACGTCATATACCAATATGGATGATGCGACTTTCGCCTTTATGTCACAGCAGTTAAAACAGTTCTCAGGACAGCAGCCTGCCTCACCACCTGCAGGTCAGCAACAACAGCAAACCAACGCAGTTCCGCCTCATTTACAGCACTTGTTTAGCCATCAAGCTACAGGTGGTCAGGGTGGACAGCAGGGGCAAGGTGGTAACGGCAATGAACAGCATCGCTTCACATCTGGTGCACAAGCATTCGCATCACAAAACAAAGGGGCTTAATTCATGAGCGGAAAAACATATCTAGGGAGCGTGACCCGCGAAACACGACCATTCATTCTGGATGTTGAAAAGTTGCGCCGTGCTAATGCAAAGATTACCGCTGCCAAGGCTTATAAGGCTGGTGATTTGCTGACTTTGTCGGATGCAAATGTGGTTGATCTCGCTGCAGATGAAAAAACTTGGCAAGTGATCTGTGGTCGTGATGTGACAGCAGTCGAAGCTACACAAATGGCAGCTGATGGCGTAGAGCTTCCGATCTACTTCGGAGGTGTTTTTAGCGTGGAAGCGATTCGTCTCTCTGGTGAATATCTTGTAACCGCTAAGTACGATGCTGCACGTGCGAAGGCAACCCTAAACAACATTGAACTTTCAAAAGTATAAGGACTTTAAAACATGCCTCAGTCATTTACAGTTAATGGCGCACCACTTGAGCTACTTGATGTTGGTGAGCTTGCGTTAATTCATACGAATTACAAGCCAATGGATACTTGGCTTTTAGATAAGTTCTTCCCGAATCGCCCATCATTCGATCGCGATGAAGTGCCATTAGCAGAAATCAATACAGTGCACGATTTAGCGCCATTGGTCTCACCACATCAACCCGGTAAGCCTTTTGATACTAAACGCGCTGCTAAAGTTGAATTCGTACAACCCGCTTATTACAAGCCAAAAAATATGGTGACTCCTGCAACTGCTTTTGATGAAGCCTTAATGGAGCGTTTGCGTACTGCAGGTATCATCTCTACTGGCAGTCAGCAATTGTCTGATCAAGAAAAGATGATGATTGCACAGATCGCCGTAATGAAACGCAACCATGATGCAATTGATAACTCTGTTTTGTTAATGGCCACTCAGTTGTTGCTTAACGGCAAGTATGTTCTTCAATCAGATGATTATGAATACAACTTAGTTGATTATGAGCGAGATGCTTCGTTGACATTTACGCCAGTTACCCCTTGGAACCAAGCAGGTGCTAAGCCTGTAACTGATATTGAGACAATTGAAAAACTCTTGCTTGATGCTAATGGTGGTAGCTCAAAAGCTTATTTGATGTCTGGAAAGGTTTGGATCGCATTATCAGCCAATGAAGAGTTCAAAGAACGTTTTGTTAAGCCTTATGCGGGTATCGCTGTTCCTTACAAGCCAAGCTTGAATGTTCAAGAGGTAGCATCATTCAAAGGTTACTTGGATGAAAAAGAGTTATGGGTATTCGATGCTACATACCGCCTATCATCTGGTGTACAACGCTTTATTCCTGATGATTATTTTGGGGCGATTTCAGATCTCAATGGTTCGATTGCTCAGTGCAAAATCAAGAACATGTTAGCGAATGGTGCTGTTCAGAAGTACTTTGACCGCCAATGGTATAACGAAGATCCAAGTGGGATTTTCTTAATGACAGAATCTGCTCCACTCGCCGTGCCATCAAACAAAAATGGCGTGTGTGGCGGTACTGGATTTATTGTTTAAGGAGGCTTATATGCCAAAGTACATTGCAAAGCAATCCATCGGGCAGTTTATGCCAGGTGATGAAATCAAGGGCTTGAATGATGACCGCATTCAGGCCCTTTTAGTATCTGGGGCTATTGAAGAATATCAAGAGCCCAAGGAACCTAAGGCTGATGGTACCGTGGCTCAGTTAGCAAGTCTTACGGCAGAAGTCGCAGAGCTGAAAGCGAATGAACTTAAGCTGATTGAAGCTAAGGATAAGGCTGAACAAGAAAATGCAGGGCTGAAAGCGAAGGTTGAAGGTTTGGAGAAATCCCTGAATGCTTCAGAAGCGGCTTTGAAAAAAGCTACTGCTGAAGCCAAGAAGACAGCAACGCCAACTGAAAATAAGTAGGTGATCCATGTATGCAACGCGTGAAGAACTTACCAAGCGATTTGGAGATGAAATCGAGCAACTGGAAAGTATGCATCCTTCGTCAGGCACTGCAGTGCAAGATGCTATACAAGACGCAAGTGAAGAAATTGACAGCTATCTTGCTGCCAAATACACA